TATGCCTCTTGCGTCTTATAGTATCAACGGTGTATCAATGCAGTTTAAACTCAATTCTACTGTGTACTGTAACGGAGATATTATTATGCCAAGAGCAACATATGCCGCTATCCTTTCAACCGGACTTTGTTACGGAGGAATGTTATGAAATATCCGTGTTTAGTATCAAAACAAGCCTGTAAAACCCCTGTTGTCATCACCATTTACGGTGAGGGCAACAGTGAAGACGGTGAGCCGCAGACAGCAGTAGCATATACAGGTATGTGCAATTATCAGGACAAAGCGAAAACTATTCTGACGAAAGAAAAGAGAACTGTACAGATAACCGGTACAGCATTTTTTCCGGGAGATATTGCACCCGATATGCCTGTTATTCCGGGCGGTACTGCAGAGGTTTTTGGAGAGACACGAAATATCGTGCAGGGTACAAAAGCCCGTAATATAGACGGCACAGTAAACTATACAAGGATTGATCTGGAATGATTAAGGTCAAAACAACTTTTACAATCAATAGTATGCGTATAAAAGAGCTTACCGATGCTGCAAAAATTGCAAATGTACAGACTGCTGAAGCACTTCACACCGAAGTACTACAAGCTCAGGTTATACCGAGAGATACAGGTGTTTTACAGAATGAAAGTACCTATGTTGACAAAAGCAACGCATCAAACGGCATAGTTGCTATTGTATCATCAACACCATATGCCCGGAGATTGTATTTTCATCCGGAATATAATTTCCATAGGGGTGTATGGTTTGATAAATATGGTGACAGGCACGAGGGAAACATTGCAGCGGGCGGTTTATGGTTTTCTCCCTGGCTTCCGGGAGGTACAAAGCAGGATTTTGTTCCGAAAACATTCAAGCGTTTGTATAAACGTATAGCCCGATTGAAAAAGAGGTAAAAATGCTGTATTTACATGAAATAAGAGACTGGCTGAAAAGTTTTAATGCTGCCAGTTACTACTATATCGGCAAACTGGACGCAAAAAAGGAAAGGTCACTGGGTGTCTATCAGAGAAACGGCAGCTATGCTCCTGTTGCCGCTCTGAGTCGCTTGGAGGCTTACGAAATAAAACGTATATCCCTGCTGCTGCACTGGAATAAAAACGCCAGAGAGACGGAGCAGGCGGCATATACGCTGTATAAAAAACTTGCTAATCTTAGAGGCTCGTTTTCTATTGGAAATACATTGATATATTTTATACAATTGTCCACATCTGAGCCTATTGATGTAGGAACAGATGAAAACGGAGTTTTTGAACGAGTGATCTGGATAGATTTTTACTATCGAAAAAATAAGGAGGATGAATAAATGAGTACAGTTAATTCCGGAGTATTTCCGGTTTATGAACATGAATTTGCCATTGGTGATACCGGTAGCGGTGCTGGAAATCCAAGTGAAATTGCAGGTCTTGAAACCGTTAGCATATCCATTGATAACGGCATTGAAGAATGGAGACCTTTTGAAAACGAAGGCTGGATAGAACGTCTCCAAACAGCAAAAGGTTTTACACTCACTTTTACAGGTAAGAGAGTAGTCGGAGATGCCGGTAATGATATGATAGCAAGATTGGCATTCAGCAATGGGGCAGCGACTAAAAAGAAACTGAACTGGGCAATGCCTGACGGTCAGACGTTAGTTTGTGATGTGGTCATAAGTGTGACTAATATCGGAGGCGGCGACAGTACAAATGTTGCACCGCTGGAATTTCAGGCTATGAGCAGCGGTAAACCTACTATAACCCCATAAGGAGAAATATAATGAAAAAAATCGACCTTACCGAAAAACTTAAATGGGCAGAAAAGCCCATTATTAAAATCAAAGACACAGAGATAAAAGTAAATAATGACGCTGCATCGGTGCTTCAGCTTGTGTCCTGCCTTAAGAAGCTTGATGCAGATTCTATGATTGAAGCTGCACAGCTGCTGTTTTATCCGGAAGAAAAGGAAAAGCTTGATTCTCTCGGACTATGTTTTGAGGATTATATGACAGTAATAATTTCAGCTGCCGGACTTGTAGGAGGAAACAGCGACGAGGGGGAAGCTCAGACCCATACTACGACCTGATTGACGATTTTGATTTAATTGTCAGCAGTTTTGCATCGCAGTATGGGATTCGTATATATTCAGACGATTTCAAAAATATGTCATGGCAGGAATTCTGTTCTTTGGTTTCCGGTCTTAGCGGTGATACGCCTTTAGGTCGGATAATACAGATACGATCAGAACAAAACAATGACATACTTAAAACATTTACATCACAGCAACGTAAAATAAGGGCTGATTGGCTCAAAAGGAAAGCCGACAAAGTAACACCTGCCGAAAAGGATTATTTCCTCAGAGCCTTTGCGGCAGGTATAAAGGGGGGATAATATGGCTGATAATGATTCTGTAGGTAAGGTGAAAATCGAACTTGAATCGGATGCAGATAATCTTGAGACAAGTATAAAACAATCAGTCGATAAGATTTCTGCTAATTTTGCAAGCGAGTTCGCAAAAGCAACTGAAAAAACAAGTAATAAAATAAACGGAGTTTTTGAAAAATTTCGCAAAAAATCAGTAAGCGAAAGTAATGCAGCAGGTAAATCATTGTCAAAAACAATGATACGTTCAGCAGCGGATATAAAAGCCTCTTTTGATATGGCTTTAGGTTCTATCAGAACTATTATCTCAAAGTCGAAAGAGCTTACTGCCGCATATCAGACACAGATCGAAGCCGAAGCACGCCTTGCTGCAACAATGCGTAATGCTACAAACGCAAATAAAGCACAGATAGAATCCGTTAAGGAGCTTGCATCAGAATTGCAGGCTCAGGGTGTGGTCGGCGACGAAGTGCAGCTTGCAGGTGCTCAGGAGCTGGCTACTTATGTACGCAAAACGGAAAGTATAAAGAAGATGCTCCCCGTGCTTGATGATATGATAGCCCAACAGTATGGCTACAATGCTACCACCGAATCAGCTGTGACAATATCAACTATGCTCGGAAAGGTCTTGCAGGGGCAGACCTCAGCACTGCACCGATACGGATACAGCTTTGACAAAGCACAGGAACAGATACTTAAATACGGTACGGAAGAGGAACGAGTAGCGACCCTTGCCGAAGTGATCAGCGAAAGTGTCGGAGGAGTAAATAAGACACTTGGTGAAACTCCCACAGGTAAAATCAAACAGCTCAGCAACGATTTTGGAGATTTGAAAGAAAAACTCGGACAGCTTATAACCAATGTCATATCTCCTGCCGTACAGTTTCTTGATGTGATAGTAAATAAGCTTAATTCTGCCCTTGAATATCTTAATGGCATTGTTAAACAGGTCTTTAAGATAAAAGATGCACTGGGAGACAATGTAACATTAGGCGGACTTTCAAGCAGTGCCGATGAAAGCACCGAAAGTATTGAGGGTACAACAGCCGCTGCCGAAAAGCTCAAAAAAGCAGTTGCGGGTTTTGACCAGCTAAATATTTTATCTGATAGTAATAAATCCTCTGAAACGGCAGACACCTCTTCCGGATCAGGATCAGATGCAGCACCGGAGGAAATTGAAGAGACAGTTACTGCTATTGATAAGAAACTGGATAAAATTAAGAGTAAGTTCAAAAATATTCTCAAAGCTTCGGAATTAGATAAATCCGTCGATATAATAAAAAAGGATATTGACAAGATAAATTTCGATGCTATAAAAAATAATTTTCAAACTATTATGGATAGCTTTCCGGTGATAGCAGATGCATCAATAGAAGGTGTAAAAAAAGTCACTGCATCAAGAATAAAAGGTATTGCTGTGATCATCGGAGGTATTACAAGAACTGTTGCAAGTGTTTTACATATCGTTTCTGGCGGTGTTGCAAAATGGCTCTCAGACGATAAACAGAAAATAGCTGATTACATAACAGATATAACAGATAACATATCATCAGGATTTGATAAATTATCAGAGTTTACCGGAAAGCTGTTTGAAATTTTAAACAATAGCATTTATAAAATGCGTCCGACAATGGAGGCAGCTATTGCAAATATGCTCAGCGGTTTTACTGCATTTTCGGGTGAAATATGCACGATACTCGCAGAGGACTTTGATATTGCAGCAGGTGTCATCAATGACTGGATAACTGAAAACGGTGATGAAATTAAAGAATTTTTTAATAATATACAAAAAATATTTGCTGATGTTATGAACGGTATAGGTACTGTTTTTGAAGAAATAAGCAGTACATTAAAAAACAGTTGGGGAAACGGAGGTAGACAAATGTGGGAGGACTTCTGCCGCATTGTTACTGATTTAGGTACTCTGTTTATGCAGGCTTTCAGTAAATGGATAATGCCTCTCTGGAATAGCTTTACGAATATTGTAAAATCAGCATGGTACAGATATATCAAACCTGTTTTTGACAGTATGAGTAAGGCAATTATAAATATCTGGCATAATGTTCTTTCGCCTCTATGGAATAATTTTCTGAAACCGTTTTTAAGTTGGTTTATTGATAAATTCGGTGCTGCTTTACAACGGACGTTGAAAAATCTTGAAAATGTATTTGCTGATGTTTTCGGAGCTGTGGGAGGGTTTATTTCAAACGCATGGAACGCTTTTTCTTCTTTCGGGGAATTCCTGAACGGAGTTTTCACAGGTAACTGGAGAAAAGCTCTTAACGGGCTTAGTGATACATTCAAATACACCCTTGAAGGTATGCTGTCTGTTGGCAAGGGTATTATAAACATACTTATCGACGGATTAAATGCTCTCTGGACGGGAATTTACAATGTCGGTTCGGGAGTGGTTGATACTCTCGGAGGAATCTCCGGAGCAATCGGCAATGTTTTCGGACAGAACTGGAGTTTTTCAATGCCTGCTGAAATTCCGCTTATACCCCGTCTTGCAAAGGGAGGAATTATTTCTGCTCCTACTCTTGCACTTGTAGGTGATAACAAGGGTGCATCATCAGGAGACCCGGAGGTAGTATCACCTTTGAGCAAACTAAAAGGTATGCTTGGCGGAGCAAGTGACCCTGAAATAATTCGTCTGCTTATGCGTATAATTGCACTTCTCGAAGGTAAAGAGGATATAATACCAATAACAATAAACCTTGATGGTGAAAAAATTGACAGTAGACTTGTCAAAGTCCGTAAACGTAAACAACGGCGACAGGGAGGTATTGCATGAGTGTTTTTAAAGTAAACGGCATAGATCTTCCTTCGCCTACTCAGTGCATTTACAGCTTTGCCGATCTGTCGAGTGAGGAAAGCGGCAGAAGCAGCCGTGACGGTGCAATGCATAAAGATATTAGGTAATGTCACAAAATAGTTGATAAATCAAAAGCATACCCAAAAAAGAATATATTTATAAAAGTTCCTATCACAGCTTTGTGAATTTCCACGTTTTTGGAAAAACAAATTGTTGGTAGTGTCGCAAAAAAGTTGATAAAACCAAACAGATGTGTTATAATTAAGAAAAAATGTTGGAGTTGAAAATATGGTTTACGAAAAAATATTGTGTCCATATTGCAAAAGTGATAAAGTAGTAA